TGGATTAGAGTCACAACGTATTAACACCGATAAAAAGATCGTTAGTGAACAGTTAAAGTATGACACTGAAATTCCGAACATTGAAAAGTTAAATAATGATATTAAACCAATTAATGATAAGGTTGAAAAGTTCAAGTCTGATGATATTGAGTCCAAGTATTCAGAGTATAATACGTTGAAGTTGGAAGCGTCTAATATTGAAGGTCAGTTGGAACGTAAAAAGTTGATTGTTACAACCAAGTTGGACAAGTTGAAAAAACTTGAAAATCACAAGTATGATCCAAATTGTACTTTCTGTGTTAATAACGTTTTTGTTCAAGATGCAATCAAGACCAAAGAAGATCTTGAAAATGATAAGATTGACGTTAAAGGTTTGATTGAAAAATTGAATGGCGTAAAAAACAAGTTGAGTGTCGTTGAGATTATTGCAAATCAATATCAGGAGTATAGAAACCTTGTTAACAGTCTATCGACGTTGACCAAGAATATTTCTAATCTTGAAAATCTTCAATTACAACGCGAGAATACGATTGTTAAGGAAAAGAATTTTTTGGAATCAATCAATACCAAGATCAAAGAATATTATAATGCAAAGGACGCTATTGAATCCAATTTTACGGTTCAAAAGGTAATTGATGATATTAAATCAAACCTTAAAAATATTGACTTTAACATTCGTAATGTTAACTCTAACATCACGGATACTAAGAGCAAAATCAACAATTGGAATTATCAGAAGTCTCAAATTGAAGCCAAAATTGTTGAAGTGAAGGAGACTGAGAAGATTTATAATGCCTACACTTATTATGTTGATGCAGTGTCCAGAGACGGATTGCAGTATCAAATCATCTCTAAAGCGTTGCCTGGGATCGAGGCACAGGTCAATAACATTCTCAATCAGGTTGTAGAGTTTACCGTATCATTTCATACCGATGGAAAGAACATAATGACTTACATTGTGTATGAAGATAAAAAGTGGCCATTGGAATTGTCAAGTGGACTTGAAAAGTTTGTAAGTTCATTGGCAATTAGAGTTGCATTGATTAATGTATCGAATTTACCCCGTCCTAACTTTATTGCGATTGATGAAGGATTCGGATGTGCTGATAGTGATCATCTATCCGCTATGTCTAATTTATTCTCGTTTTTGAAGAGTAACTTTGACTTTGTATGGATCGTAAGTCACTTGGATGTATTGAAGGATATGGTTGATACTCGACTGGAGATAATCAAAGACAATGGGTTTTCACGTATTAATTTCCAATGATTTCTATATGTATTGTTGAACACAATATATATGGCAATTATATCAAATGCAAGAAATGCCGGACAGAAACAGAATCTTTCAAGTCTACGGGTTGATATTGAAGATACCTCGTTTCTGTCCGAGTATTTTGTATTATCCGAATACAACCCAAAATTTACAGCCGGAAAAAACACATTTTTATTAAACGGATCAGATAAACTTGCATCGGGAACTCCTATACAATTTGAAGCTTTAGATATTTTTGGCAATTCTTTATACATTGAAGTTGCTAAAACCAATACTATTGCTTACAAAGAAGGCGGTGCCATTAGAATTGCAGTTTATGTTTATAGTGATACACCGTATGGTGTTGGAAAAATCATTCTTGTAAGTCGTGAAAAACAAACGAACAAAATAGTTCGGTGGGTTGGTAATATACAAATTAATTCGTTGGTTCAAAATACATCCAAAGTTTTGTTTTATAAGGCCCCCACATTAAAAGTTAATTCATCATTTGTACCGATTGTTATAGATAGATCATCCGGTTATGTACAAACAATCACTAATTCGCCGGTATACACATATGCTGTAACTCCACGAAAGGGAGATGATTATGGCACGTTTGATATCAATTCAACACCAATAGATTACAGATTAACTGTATTGAATGCTGGATTAATATTATCGTCATCGATGAAAAATTCATTGGTTGATCTGTACGTTTCAAAAATCGATGATGTTGACGGGACTGTAAACATCACATCTTCTAATGTCATTATCGACATTATTGATGAAAAAACAGTAAAGTTAAAAAATCCGATTTACTACATTAACAGTCAAAATAAAAAAATCATTGTTAATTCAACGGATACAAAACTCAATACGTCATTTACTAATATAAGATATGATACGAGATTTATTACCAGTTCATCTGATAATCAATCAGTTGCGTTCGTTGAATATTCTAATATTAAAACATTTAGTGGCAATGTATATCGTCACAAATTGTATCGGAGAAGTTTAAGTGCAGCTGGCGATTTTGAGATTGTTGCTGACGAGCCGATTTTAGATTCTGATGTATTGATTGATGCAACTACACCTAATACCTTTTTCAAAAGTCTAGGATCGTTTCCAAATGAAGATCATCTGAAACACTATTGGTATAGTAGTTCATCGGATATCATTATGCATAGATCAGCTTCACATTTGATGGATTCTATTCAAATTGATAATGTTGGCAATACAGAACGTTATATTATTGTAAAGAACGACACTAATGGTGGTAGTAAAACGCATGTGTATTCTCCATATAATGAGGCTGAGAATATCAGTGAATCCGGAATGGGATATGATAGTAACTTCATGAAATTGTATCCTGATGTAACATATAAACTTTCTTGCAAATCACGAATTGTAAAATTAAATACGGCAAAACCAGCTTACGTTTCATTTTATATTACATCATCTTTATATGATAAAATTAATTCAGATGAAAATTATGATGTAAACAGAGGAGTTAAACTCGGAGAATTTTATTTAGACGAACAGTCATCTTCTTTATACAATCCAAATCCAAGTGTTTTTTATAGTAGGTTTAAAAATTCGTTCAATGGAACGATGGTAATTTATACAAACAATTGTTCGGCTACATTATCGGATATTAAACTAACTACATATTCGGAGCCATCATTTTCACCTGATATTTTTATAACACGCATTCCATTTCCAGTGTCGGTTGCTGGAGAACAGTTTGAACTTAAAGCTGAACTATTTGATGTAAATTCAAACTTGGTATATTCTGATCTTCGTACAATCAGTACATTTGATGTATCCGGATCAACTGTATACAAAAGCATCCCCGGTATTTCATCCAGTGATACTACTAATGGATTGACAATTTTCAACATGACGGTCAAAACTCAACAAATTAGTCCATCACAGGGAATAACAATGTTGGATTCTTCAAGATTTAGTTTTGAATCAAGTGGAAGTAGTACTCACAGTGTAACTGATGCAACATTTCATATAAAGAAAGGAACTATTAGTATTAGTCCACAGTCAGTATCTACAATTGGCGGCAAAGTATACATACGCCCAAGCGACTTGTTAGATATCAAACCAACCGCCGTTGGAACGATGGATAATGTTAATATTGGAGTAACAACGACTGGTACTGGAAGATTTAGTACACTAGAAGCAGTAACTACTATGACGGTACCTATCGGTACACAACCCACTACGGTGTCTCAAACGGTAACCAGTACATCTCTTGCAGCAACGCCTGGTACTGTTGACGTGGTATGTCCATTGAAAACGCCAGATGGTTGGTTATCTATTAATGGTAAGAAAGTTCCATATTACGATTAATTGACAATATTTATAAGACAATATGGTAAAATTAACTGATTTTCTTGTTGAAGCTGCTTCAAGTTCTAGTGAACAATATATGGAGAAAAATTCACTACGTCTTGATAACACCGTCAAATATCTTCAAACCAAGAAAAAGGTATTATTGATTGCTACATCAAATAGATGGGATGGTCATAAAGATGATGAAGCTAAATCTACACAACTTGCAAAGTTGGTGGCTGATCGTTTGGGTACGGATAAGTGTGAATTTATTGACGTGAGTAAGTTGAATATTGCCGCATGTGAGGGTAACGTATCATCTAAATGGGGAAATCATTGTGGACTAAAAGATGCTGCATTAAAAGATAAAGAAAAAAACCCCACCGGTAATCACCGGTGTTGGGCGAGTATCAATAATAAATCAGATGAACTTTGGAAGATAACTAAACCATTGTTTGAAAGCGATACTGTTGTGTTTTTTACGTCAATTCGTTGGGGTCAAACCAATAGCATTCATCAAAAATTGATTGAACGTTTAACATGGTTGGAAAATCGTCATACAACATTGGGGGAGTCCAATATTATAAAAAACATTGATGTGGGTGTTATTGCGATAGGACAAAATTGGAATGGCAAGAATGTTATCAGTACTCAAAAACAAATGTTAGAATTTTATGGATTTAAAACTCCAAATGAATTGTTTTGGAATTGGCAATACACGGATGATGCTAAAGATGAAACAAAAAAATCATATTCAAAAGCTGTCACGGTATTTAATAATACATTCGAAGTATAAATCAAAATAAAAAGTTATGAAAAGAGCATTAGGAAAAAGCAATTTGGCAATCGTCAGAGATTATCTTGACGGTAACCGTCCATTTATTCAAGTGGGTTATACAACAGACTCTGAATTCGCCGATAAAAAAGAAGGTGAAATCTGGATTGATGTAAATAACAAAAAGTGGATAAAGAAAAATGGAACTAAACGTGCAATTAATAACGTTAATTCATCTATTATTCAAGCAACTAAACGTCATTGTAAGGATTGTAATATGGATATTCGTTGGGGAAATAGATATGACGAAATCTTTTTCAATAAAACCGGGATGTGTCAAGAATGTATAACTAAGTTTGAAAGCAAACTAAGGGTAGAAGGTAAATACGATGATTATGAACAAAAGAAATTGCTTCAAAATCAATTGAGTCAAGCCAAAGAGTTCAGAATCAAAGTTCAAGAGAGTTTTGATTTTGTATCTACTCACGAAAAGATTTCATTTCCAAATGGAGACGGAACTCTTGATGAATGGACAATTGAACGCAAAGAAAGTATTTTGAAGGATTTGAAAAAAGATCTAAAGAAGATTGATAAACAGATTATTAAGATTGAACAGAAATTGGAGAAACTAAATCATGTCGAATGATCAGAAATCCTTGAGAGACATTATCAAGTCAGAATATAAAAAGTGTCTTGAGAATCCGATGTATTTCATGAAGAAGTACGTTAAGATTCAACATCCTAAACGTGGAACGATTCCGTTTGAACTATATCCGTTTCAGGATAAATCATTACAAGAAATAATTGATCATGATTATAACATAATCCTCAAAAGTCGTCAGTTGGGTATTACTACATTGAGTAGTGCTTATAGTTTATGGATGATGATATTTAACAGCGATAAAAATATTCTGTGTATTAGTATTACACAAGAAACATCAAAAGAAATTGTTACCCGTGTACGTTTTGCAAATGACAATCTTCCAAGCTGGTTGAAAGTTCCGTGTGTAGAAGATAATCGATTATCATTGCGTCTTAAAAATGGATCACAAATTAAAGCTGTATCATCATCTGGTACGGCTGGTCGTTCTGCTGCACTGTCAATGTTGATCATAGACGAAGCTGCGTTTATTGATAATATTGATGAAATCTGGACATCTGCACAATCTACACTTTCAACTGGAGGTAAAGCAATTGTTTTATCTACTCCAAACGGTGTGGGTAATTTCTTTCATAAAACATGGGTAGAAGCGGATGCAAAAAAGAATAAGTTTCATACTATTCGGTTGCCGTGGTCTCTTCATCCAGAACGAAACCAAGTTTGGCGAGATGAACAAACAAAACTTCTTGGACCAAAGATGGCTGCACAGGAATGTGATTGTGATTTTGCAACATCAGGTAATACAGTTGTAGATGTTCCAATACTTGATTTTTATAAACAGTCGATGGTACGTGATCCAATTGAAACCAGAGGAATGGATAAAGCACTATGGCTGTGGGAATATCCAGATTACACTAGATCATATTTGGTTTGTGCTGACGTTGCTCGTGGTGACGGTGCTGACTATAGCTCATTTCATGTTATCGATGTAGAAAGTTTTACTCAAGTTGCTGAATATAAAAGTCAAATTGGCACGAAAGATTATGGTAACTTGTTAGTGAATGTAGCAACTGAATATAATAACGCTTTATTAGTTATTGAAAATCTTAACATTGGTTGGGGTACAATTCAACAGGCATTGGATCGTAAGTATCCTAATTTATTTTATAGTAGTGCTGATCTAAAGTATGTGGATGTTGAACATCAAATGAGCAACCGAATACATTCATCAGAGAAGAAAATGACGCCTGGATTTACTACGACTTCGGTTACTAGACAGTTGATTATTTCACGGTTAGAAAGTTATATGCGTGAAAAATCTATTAATATTCAATCGACTCGATTGATAGATGAATTGTATACATTCATATGGAATAATGGTAAGGCTGAAGCAATGAGGAATTACAATGACGATTTAGTAATGGCATTTGCTATTGGATTGTGGGTACGAGACACTGCTTTAAAGTTGAGACAACAATCAATTGATCTTACAAAAAATATGATTGGTAATATTAATAGATCTGAAAATCAAACATCTCCAGTGTATAATACAAAACAATCTATTGCACCACAATCGTGGGAAATGCCAACTGGTATAAACAATCAAAAAGAGAGTTTAACTTGGTTATTATAATGATATTACACTATTTATTTACGAAATACAATACAACCGTATGGCAGATCAACCAACAGATTTAAAAAGCAGATCATTATTTGCTCGACTTAAGAGACTTTTTTCTACCGATGTCATTGTTCGTAATGTCGGTGGTAAAAAATTAAAAGTCGTTGACACCGATGAAGTAGCATACGCAACTGATAGAAATACGCTCAGAGATCGTTTTAATCGTATTCGTACTTCTGCATACAATCAATATAGTAGAGATTTCACACTCAGTTATCAAGCAGCTCGTATAGAACTGTTTCGTGATTATGATACAATGGATATGGATCCGATTCTCAGTTCGGCGTTGGATATTTATGCAGACGAATCATTAACTCGTAATGAATTGGGTGATATTTTAATAATTAACACACCAAATGATAATATCAAACAGATTTTACGTAATCTGTATTATGATATTATGAATATAGAATTTAACCTTTGGAGTTATGTTCGTAACATGTGCAAGTACGGAGATTTTTATCTTCGGTTGTATATTAGTCCAGAATACGGTGTATACATGATTGAACCAATTAGTGCTTATAATGTTACACGTGTTGAAAATAGTGATTTATACAATAAGAACTATGTTAAGTTTCAAGTAAATCTTCCCGACGGTGGTAAAGTGGAAGATTTGGAAAATTATCAAATAGCACATTTTCGTATGTTGAGTGATAGTAATTTTCTACCATATGGTAAAAGTATGTTAGAAGGCGCTCGTCGTGTATGGAAACAATTGAGTTTGATGGAAGACGCAATGTTGATTCATCGTATTATGCGTGCTCCTGAAAAAAGAGTATTCAAAATCGACGTTGGTAATATCCCGCCAAACGAAATTGACTCTTATATGGAAAAGTTGATCGCTAAGACCAAGAAGATTCCGTATATTGATGAAAAGACTGGAGATTACAATCTCAGATTCAATCTACAGAACATGGTTGAAGACTTTTACTTGCCTGTACGTGGTGGCGATAGTGGAACTGATATTCAACCTCTTGCTGGTATGGAATTTACCGGTATAGACGACATTGAATATCTTCGTAGGAAGATGATGGCCGCTCTTAAGATTCCCAAGGCATTCTTGAGTTACGATGAGGATTTGAGCGGTAAAGCTACATTAGCACAAGAAGACGTTCGTTTCTCTCGTACAATTGAACGTATTCAACGTATTATTATTAGTGAATTGACTAAAATTGGAATCGTTCATTTGTATGCTCAAGGATATAAAGATGCAAGTTTGGTAGATTTTAGTTTGGAATTGACCAATCCTTCTACGGTATTTGAAAAGGAAAAGGTTGCAATTTGGTCGGACAAGGTGAGTGTCGCAAAAGACATGATTGAAAATAAGTTATTCAGCAAAAAATGGGTATATGACAACGTATTTCATATGTCATCTGACGATATGGACGACTTGAAAAACGATATTGTCGAGGATTCTAAACAATCATATCGTTTCAAACAAATTGAAGAAGAAGGCAATGATCCAGCAAAATCATTTCAAAAGGTTGGTAAAGAAGGTGAAACGACTGCAACTGGAGGTGGTACAACAGGTGGGGAAACAGCAGACGCAGGCGAAAAAGATGCTTCTACAGAAGCACCTTCTCTTAAAGAAAAGGCTAAATCCGATTATGAACGTCCCTCACAAAAAGGACAAAAGAAAGCTGAAAACTATCCTTTCGGAGAAGATCCTACAGGGAGACTCGAAATAAATCGAGATTTCAAATCTGATAGATCGCCTACACACAAGTATGCTGGGGGATCCGTTTTTAGTCTTGAAAATATATCTAAGGAACTAACTAATTTAGATTTGTATCTCAAGACAACCAAACAAGAAAAACAGGAATTGTTGTCTGAAAATAAGAACAAATCCATTATGGATGAAACGAATATATTGGAATAATACAAATATGGGAGTTTCATCAAATATTGATATATTTATAAATTATAACTAATAATATGCATAAATCTAAGCATTCAAAGTTCAAAAATACGGGAATTTTGTTTGAGTTGCTTACCCGTCAAATTACAGCTGATATTATCGCTGGTAAAGATGAGTCTGCTGCCAAACAAATTTTGTTTAAGTATTTTTCCGAGAACACCGAGTTAGGAAAAGAGTACCAATTATATACCTTTCTATTAAACGAAAAGGCTAGAGACACATCACACGCTGAGAGAATCATGAGCGTGGTACTAGAATCACGTTCTCAACTTAATGACAAAGTATTAGCTCAACAAAAGTATGAATTGATCCGTGAAATCAAAGACATTTATCAAATTGATAATTTTTTAAAGGGTAATATTAAAAATTATCGTATTTTGGCATCGATATACAAAGTTTTTGAAAATAAGACAGCTTCTAAGTTTGACGTTAAAGAAGTAATTCAATCCAGAGAATCAATTATTGAATGTTTGTGTAATGTGGTTGTGAAAAAATCAGATACTGAAGAAAATCTACTGGAATACTATAAACAACAAAGCGAAGATATTAGACTACTCGCTTATAAATTACTCTTGGAAGGAATGAATACCAAGTATAAAGACTTTGATGAAAATCAAAAGACCCTTATACGTGAATACATTTTAAATGTTTCAAACACCAATTCGTTGGCAACATTTGTATGTGAAGAAATTGAAAAGATTAAGAAGATTATTAGTTCGTCAAAGAATAAAGTAAGTGATAATCAAGTGGTTGTAATTAAACTTGCTGAAATAACCAACGTGTTGGATAAAGTAAAACCAAC